ATTTACTTATAGTCGCTATATTGTTATGAAAGAGAATACTGGAACTAAAAAAGTACTCTTACAAAGACCAAATGGACAATCTCCCATTTCCACATATGTTCAAGATGGAAGACCTACTTTAGCACAGTTAGCTGAACAACTTGAGGCAGCGGGTGGAAGAAGTTTTGGTCCTAATATTCTTGGACCTTAATAGACTCAATAAATAACCATACTGAAACTTCTATAGGATATTATGCCTTTACCAAAAATTGCTACACCAACATATGAGTTGGTATTGCCATCTACAGGAAAAAACTTAAAGTATAGACCATTTCTAGTAAAAGAAGAGAAACTATTAGTTCTTGCGCTAGAAAGTGAAAACACGAAAGAGATTACAACTGCTATCAAGAATGTAATCAAAGCATGTGTTCTTACTAGAGGCGTGAAGATTGAAACGCTTCCCACTTTTGATATTGAGTATTTGTTTTTGAATATCAGAGGCAAGTCTGTTGGTGAAGAGATTGAAGTTAATATTATTTGTCCCGACGATGGGGAAACATATGTTCCTGTGAAAATTAATATTGATGAAATTGAAGTTCAAAAAAATGATAAACATACAAACAAGATTAAGTTAGATGCTAAACTTGTGATGGAAATGAAGTATCCATCATTGGAACAGTTCATTAAGTCTAACTTTGATTTCTCTGAAGAAGTTGGAATGGATCAGTCCTTTGATATGATTTCAAGTTGTATTGATAAAATTTATAATGAAGAAGAGGTATGGACCGCATCCGATTGTTCTAAGAAAGAACTCATTGATTTCCTAGAGCAAATGAATTCTTCACAGTTTAAGGAAATTGAAAAGTTCTTTGAATCAATGCCTAAACTTTCTCATGAAGTAAAAGTTAAAAATCCAAATACCGAAGTGGAAAGCACAGTAGTTCTGGAGGGTCTGTCAAGTTTTTTCGCATAGGTCTTTCCCATATGGATCTTGAGTCCTACTACAAGTTAAATTTCTCTTTGATACAGTATCATAAATATTCATTAACAGAGATTGAGAACTTAATACCTTGGGAAAGGGACATTTACGTTGAATTGTTAAAGGCACATCTAGAAGAAGAAAAACAGAAGCAACAACAAAATGGGACCTGAAGAACTCGACGATCTACTAGCAAGCATTAGAGCAGAATCCAAGGAGGAATCTAAGGAGGAACCCAAGGGTGGTGCTCTTGCTTTGTATGAAGGTGCGAGGGAAACAGATTTAGTTTCTGAAGTCATAGATGAAAGGATATTAAGACTTCTTGGATTAGAGCAAGTCTTTGATATTGACTATTCAACTTACATGACTCTCCTGAAGGAGAAGGTGCTTGCTGCCAGAATGGTTAACAGTAAGCTTTCTACTGATGAATCTGAATTAGTCACTAATGAATATAGGAGAGTAAAGGGAAAGGTTGGTCGCTTTAAAATAAGTAGAAAGAAAATAACATCTGAAAGTCTGGGAGTATCTGGAAAAGTACCGATATCACCAGAAAGATTTTTTTTAACAAGTAAAGCTGTCATTCCCCCACAAAGTAAAGAGGAAGGAGGGGAAGAATCTACTTCTCCAGAAATACTGAACAAGTTAGATGAACTTATTGCAGCAATAAGAAAGGATAATGATATAGAAAAAAAGAAGCAGGAGACTGAAAGAAGACAGAAGCAAAATAAGAGAAGAGAGGAAAGAGAAAATAGATTAGAAAAAGTATCAAAACCAGTTCAAAGATTGATGAATAAGGTTGTAAAACCTTTTCAAAGTATTCTTGATCGCATTTTAAAATTCTTTATTTTTACTTTTCTTGGATTTGCATTTAACAGATTTATGGACTGGTTTGGTGATCCAAAAAACCAGAAAAAAATAGAAAGTATTGGTAGGTTCTTAAAAGACTGGTGGCCATCTTTGCTTGGCGCTGCTGCATTATTTTTTACTCCATTTGGTATTTTTGTCAAAGGAACTATTTCTTTACTTAAATTTTTATTACCAAATCTCATAAAACTTACTAAGTTGATGTTGGGGACTAAGGGTGGACTGATTGCGACAGCAGTACTTGCTACTGGTGCTGGCGTGATGACCGCTTTGAACCGAGGAGAAAATGTTGACGAGCAGAGAGATATTCTTCAAAAGATAATGGAATCAACGGATTTGAGTTTACCAGATCCACAAAATCCAGTATCAGCACAAGCACAGGGAGGAATAGTTCCAAATCTTGCCAGATCTTCCAAAAAAATTGCTTCTGGTTTTTCTAGAAGTATTTCAGGATTACGTGATAGTGACGGAAAAATTACAAAATCTAGTGGACTGGATATTACTGGCGCAGGTCCAGACACTCAGTTAGTTGCAGCGAAACCGGGAGAAATTGTAATACCAACAGAAACCGTAAGCATGTACGGTTCTGATTACTTCATGAATCTTATTAGGTCTTCTGGAAATACAGGTATTCCTCAAATTATAAATGGCATTCAACTTGCCAATGATGGTGGAATGGTTGGTGGGTTAAGGATTCCTAAGTCTAAACCTAGTTTTAAACCTCCCATGATCCCTTCTATGGGTAGAATGAATACTTCAGGTTCTAATTTTATTCCTTCATCTTCCGGACCAAGTAAAGATGTTTCTTCTGGTTCTAATTTTATTCCTCCATCTTCAGGAGCAAGTGAGAACATTTCTTCTGGTTCTAAGTTTATCCCCTCATCATCTGCACAGGAAAGTAGAAATGTTTCTCCTATAGGAAGTTTAATTAATTCATCATTAGGATCACAATCCAGTGTATCGGATATTTCTACTGGAGGAGAAACAAACTATTCTTCCCCATCCACTATTCCTTCATCAAGTTATTCTAATGTAAAAAATTATAATGTATCTTTAGGGCCAAGAAAAATGTCCGTGCAGATGCCAGGAACTCCTGTTGTTAGAACTAATATGCAAGTAATAAACTTGCCACCAGAAACACTACCTCCAAAAACTATGGCAACTCCCGTAAGAACGGGGACAGATATACCTAAGTTTAATGTTGTTTCAAATAATTCTCATAGATCAGTTGTTTCAACTGTTCTTGGTATTTCAGATCTGGTAGGATAATATGGCAACTATTAGTTCTAAAAAATTATTACCATCTGCGGAGGGAAAGAAACAAGTATTTCTTGTTCCCTTAGCAAATATAGTACCTTCAACACCTAAACTTGAAGGAATAACTCCGGTTGAAAAGAAAGCAGGAAGTAAGACTACGGTAATTGGCGAAAAGATTACTGAAGTTACTAGACTTTTTAGATATGGTTTATTATTAAAAGAGAGGGATAGAAGAAGAAAGATAAGATTAAATGAAAGAAAAAGAAGAGAGCAGAGAGAAACTAAACTAGAAGAAAAAAAACTAGGAAAGAAAGGACAACAAGAAAAACTTGCAGTAAAGATACCTGGATCTAGTATTTTTGATAGACTTGAAAGATTTCTTGGTTTTACTTTATTTGGTTTTATATTTAACAACTATAGTAAGTATCTACCTAGACTCCTTGTACTTGGCAAAGCGATAAAACCTGCAGTGGAAGGATTTTTAAATTTTTCTGAAACAATCCTTTCTGCAACAGTTACATTTATAGATGAAGGATATAAGGCGTATGATGCCGTTGGACAATGGGTAGAAGATATTGGTGGTGAAAATGCGAAAGCACTTTTTGATAAGTTTTCTAAAGAACTAAATGTATATTTAAATACGGCAATACTTATTGGTCTTACCGGAATGCGTGGGGGTGCTTTTACTCCAAGAAGAGGACCACAAAAACCAAAACCAAAACCAAAACCACCAGGTCGTCCTCCTGGTACTGGTGCTGGTGCTGGTTTTGCTTCTGGTTTTGCTACTGGGTTTGCTCTTTGTGGACTAAAAGGAAAAGTACCTGGAAGAAAAATTAATGAGGCAGTAAGAAGTTTACAGAATGCTGCAGAAAAAGGAGTACCTACAAGTCAGATTGCAAAAAATGCTGAGAGACTTGCTCAAGAAGCTCTTCAAGAAGTTGGATCTGATGTTAGAGCTCCAGTAGCATCTGGTTCTCGTCCTGGTGTTGCAGCACCACCTCCTGGTGGGGTTGGTGCTGGAGCTGCTGCGAGTAGAGATTTTCTTGAGGGGGTTATATCAAAGTCAGATGATATAGAATTATTAACAAGAAAATTAATGGCCAGAGGAGAGCCTGAAAATGTAGCAAGACGCCGTGCTCTAGAGATAATTGAAAGAAGTCGTTTTAACACACCTAGACCAAATATTAACTCAGTTGGTGATTTTTTGAATGCCTTAGAGAAAGGACAAATCAATAGTACCTCCGCACCTGACATCATTGAAGGTTTAATTTCTAAAGATAAAATTAGTGTCGCTGATGCCAAAAAACTAAGAGAATTTACTTATGGAGAAGGTGCTGCTGCTGCGCTTAGAGATATGCGTGCGGAGATGCAAAGACCAAGAGGTGGATATGATGAACTTGATAGAGCAATAAGAGGAGGTTCTGGAGAAACTCTACTAGATGATCTTGTTGGATCGCCGCCAACAACTCCAACTCCAACTCCAAAACCAACTCCAACTCCAAAACCAACAGGTGGAATGTTTTCTAAATTTAAAGGATTTTTTAGAGCTGGGGCTGTTCCACTTATTGGTGGAGTTATTGATTTTGTACTTAATATAGTATCAGGAGAAAAACCAGCTAAGGCAGGTGTTAGAGCTCTTGGTTCTACTATTGGTGGTTGGGCAGGGGGTGCATTAGGTACAGCAATAACTGGTGCTACTGCATTCTTTAGTGGAGGACTTGGTTTA